CAATAACCGCTAGTTCCCAAGGTGAATAAAATAAACCAGGGCTTTAATACCATTTAATCGTCAGGAAAAGTCTTTCAACTATATCCCCCGTGAACACTAAGCGCGGGCGCTTTGAATCTAATGGTTCAACTAATACTGCCACGACCACCGGTACCGATTGTCCTCTGAGCACGATCGAAGTGCTGAACAACTTAGTGGACCCAACAGTTGCAGGGAAAAGCAACTACTGGCCTATCACTAGTCATGAATCCTTTCTTGAGTTGGAAACTCTCGAATTGGGTATAACTCTGAGATATCTCAGAGTCACACGTGTGGATCCTGTCTTCGATAAGAATAACAGACTTACGGAGATGAGAAAACACTTCATCGACAATGACACCTTTGTGATTACACACAAAAGTAGACCACTGCCTAAACGGTTCTTCTCGTTGGGTAGTCGGGCATTTTGTGAACGATTTAGGCACAATTTGGCGTTCTTACGAAGCCTAATACTTGTGCTCATGGATGCACCACAAATGAACATAGAGAGGGATTTCCTCTCCAACTACACTATAAGTGAGTTGTTGGCTCCGTTGAAGGAACTTCAGTCGGTGGACGATCATGCGAAACTTATTAAGATATACAAGTTTGCTACGATCTATCCGCTGGCTCGTCTGAATACGGTACCAATATTGGTGCAAGGTAGACACGAAAAGACACACAATGAGCTGCCTGATCTGGTGCCTGGGAATCCTCTTCCGAATTTCGTTTGGAGAGGTTCGCTGGGTCGATGGATCGCCTCTATTGTGAATAGGAAGGTTTCCAAGAAGAGTATTCGATTCTGCTGGAATTGGCAGAATGCGAAGAAGGGCTGTCTAACAGTCCCTAATGAGTTTGTCTCACAAGCGAAATTAAATCACGCCAAAGACATGAGTACTCCCCATCCGGAACCCTTCGCTAAGGGACCCCTACTCCCGAAAATGGAGAAGGGTGATATTTCCATCTTTGTTCCAAGTGTCATATCTGACATGGATTCTTTTAAAGAACATGTCCGTCCATGTATGGACCGGATCATCCGACTCATCTTTCCAGGAACTTTTATGGAAGATGAGTGGCTGAGGCCATATGAATCGTCCACTTCAGCATCCTTTGAAAAGAAGCGATCTGAAGGGGGTCAAAGAGCAGAGGTCAAGGAGATTCTATTCGTAGAACTCCAGAAGAAAGGTCTTGAGCTTCCTGATGCTGAGTATATCTCACATCTGGCTGGGGAATACGGGGTTTTAACCACCGACATCCCAATCAAGGAAGACGAGTCTGTCAAGTTCCTAGACAGACTTAACCGAGAATGGTATGGACAAGATGAAAAGCCCTTAAGCGCGTCAATCGCGACAGTTTGTGAACCACTCAAAGTTCGCACTCTGAGTAAGGGTCCGAGTTTGCCTTATTGGAGAGCGAGAGCTCTCCAGAAGTATCTCTGGTATCATCTTCAAAAACTCAATGTGTTCAACCTCATTGGGTGTCCTGCTACGGAAGCTCAAGTCAGCTCTCTATTGTCGAGAGACAGTGTATTCGTCAACTGGGAAAAGTATGGTAATTCAGAAATTCACCAATTTTCCTCAAGTGTCGAGCCTGAACTGGAACCAGAAGAGTTTCGCTTCTGGGTTTCTGGGGACTATTCGGCCGCAACTGACAAATTATGGAAGAAAATCTCAAAATGGATCTTAGAATCCATCCTCCATAGGGAGGGAGTTCTTGATAAGGAACTCTATAATGCCTATATGAAAGTCTTGCTCCCTCATCGATTGTATTACACAATTCCGAATGAGGAGGCTGATCTGTTTAGATCAGAACTTGGGGACCGGATCATATCCGAAGCCAAGAGCGAGTCTGGAAAGAGCATTATTTTTGAGATTTTCCAACAGAATGGTCAGTTGATGGGATCGAACCTCAGTTTCGTGGTTCTGTGCCTTGCCAACTTCTTCACCTGGTTGTTCAGCCAGATGTCGATAGAGAAGATCAACCAATTGAGATGGAAAGACTTGAACTGTCTTCCTGTCTTGATCAATGGGGATGATATTCTGTTTCGAACAGATCATTCCGGGTATGACCGTTGGCAACGGTGGGCAAGCTTCTTCGGCTTTAACCTTAGTCCTGGGAAGAATCTGGTTTCTCACAGATTCTGTACTGTCAACACCACTATGTTTGACACCAAAAATGGACGGGTGGAGCGGGTTCCCTATGGGAATGTCGGTCTCCTCACAAGGCAATCGAAGGTCAACGGATCTGTTGACGACACTGTTCCGGTTTGGGATATACATAACCAGATCGTTGATGAATTCCACAATAGAAATCTCTTTACGAAGCTTTTCTTGACATACTGGAGAGAAGACATTCAATACGTAACTTCAAAGGGCAAGTTCAACCTCTACCTTCCCCTCCATCTCGGAGGATGTGGTTTCAGAGGTGAGCCAAAAGCCTATACTCCAACCCAACTCGCTGTGGCAACTTATCTTTATCAGAAGCATAAGGAACCATCCACGTGGAGACCAGAGAACCTCGGTCTCGCTAATTCAAATCGTGGTCAAAAGCGGAGTTTGGTGTTGAAGTCATCAAAGGAGGAACTCCATTGGAGCATTCCCGCCTTCGAGCCATGTGCTCGTGGGATAGAAGAAGTCGTAGAAGACTGTCTCCACTCTCAAGTTCTGTCAGGGGAGATTTCAAAACCGACACTGTATCGGAGGTATCCAATCAAGCCCGATGTCTTTATAAAAGATGTCTTGGGGCCGGAGGTCCTTTGCAGACTATCTGATTTTAAAAGAGTCAGATTCAGTCCGTCGGTGACTAGTGACCAGTCGGGTCCGCAACAAGCCGAAGTTCTGTAAACTTCAGAACGGCTAGTTGTCGGGATCTAAGACCCAATGATGGGAAAAGAGTTCAAAACAATATTCGACAATGTCAATCTTGTACCGCTAACCGATATAGTCGGCGTGGGCTTCGTTTGACATTACATCTCACAGAGTGAGGTGTCAAGATATTGTCTAGAAAGTCTCAATCCATCCCTGGGTGGCTCTCTTTGGGAAAAGAGTTCCAGAAATATTCGACAGTACTATCCTTGTACCACTACCCGAAATTATCGGCGTGGGCATCGGTCTGTACTACATCTCACAGAGTGGGGTGTTAAGATGTTCTCTGGAAAGGCTCAATCCAATTGGAGTCCTTAGATTCATGCCGCTTCCTTGGTCCGGAAGGGGTCACAGGTTGAACACTGTGTCCTGCTCGCGGC